CGCAGGAAAAGGATTATCTATAGCACCATGTAGCTGGGCATAGGAAAGTACTGGTCGTACTATCACTTCTTCTTCAGCATCATTAAAATGCGTAAGTTCTTCTTGTCTTTCGGGACCTACTTCTTCGGTTTCGAGTAGGGTTTTGTCTTGTATCTTTGTAGATGATTGTGCAGACCGTTTACTAGATATTCCACTTTGGCCTAAGTGTGGATACTAGGATTGGTTAATTTTTGTCCGAATGCAGCCTGGATACTTCTGATAACGCCATCAAAAGTTTGGATCATGCAATCTCGGGCTCACAGGAACGAATCGTGTGAGTCTCCGGCAATTTGATGTTTTAAGTCGTCTCCGACGGGTCCTTTTAACAATGAAACTGGTTATTGATGTATTTAAGCATCAAACCATTATACGTTTCAGTGTAAACCTTCTTCGGATCAAGAAGGCGAATGAATTCGTTGAGTCTTGGAACCTCAACATTAAAAACATCTTTCCCATGGTGAAACCATTCGGAACAAGCAGTACGCAAGTTCTCAACAGTTTGATCCTTGAGAGGCTTTTCATCAGCACGTACCCATTGGCACATACTATAAAGACTAGCGCGTTCTAAAGGAGCGAACACGCAATTTGGACTTTCTGGGTCTATTCTGAATTTCCTTTGGAGAAACACAAAATCTTTCTCATCAACAAAAGGCTTGTCAATGGGAGTTTTATCTGGATTGGTAATATTCCAGTTGAATTGTTGATAGAATAATTTACTTATAGTAATCGCATTAAAGCGTTCTCCAAAATCAACATGGACACCTAGTCCTGAATCATCTCCGAAAACGGCAAGAGCACACCATTTATCGAAATCATCAGGGGCTTCGGTGATAAGTTTTCGCCAAGCATAGCGGAAACAAATAGAATTAACAATCGAATTGAGAAGGGATGTAAACCATGATCCTGAGGGCATCATAGATTTAGAAAACACTCTGTTACCAAGCACGTAGTAAGCATGCAAAGTAGAGGTAACAAGAATGTAAATTTGCTTTCCCCATTCAGAATCTTTATCAATTCCGAGAATATGACACATCTCTTCAGATACGAAGGGAGCTATACGGTACACAAAATTCATGTCCCAAGCTGGAGTGTCAAACGCGATAAGCCGAGTTTTCGCACCATGTTTAAAGAGACGACGATAAAGAAGTCCCCAATGATTAGAATGAGCATTAATGCCCAGGGCGATATCAGACTCGGTTGGATACGCACATATGGCTTCTTTTAAAGTGCCACAGTACATTTTGCACCGAATAGTGTGTGCTTTCTCCATAACCGCAAAAAGACGAGAGTTTCCTGAAGCAACTCTGTCTATTGTTCGTGTCTCATCTTTAAGACACAATGTGGCGAATGCTGGCGGCATAATACCCGCTTTAGCCATTCTCTCCTGTTCGTCAAGCTGACGTTGGAGCTCTCCACATATTTTGAAAGGGTCGCGTTCGACCATATCTTTCAATTTAATACCTCTCTCAGCGAAACCTGGTCCGCTGGATTTTGCTATAGAAAAGGAAGGAACGTCAACATTGTACTTTCCATTGAGCGTCTCTTCTACAGTCAAAATTTGATGCAAGCGATGAGGCATGCCTGCGTTTAATACACCCTTGAAATTGCCGGGATGCGTTAACAAAGGATCCATTTTATTGGCTTTCGTACCTTTGTATTTAGCTAAGGCGACGTCTCTAGGTTTAATGAGAACGCCATCCGCATTGCGAAACGGAGCAAGTTTCGCAGGTGCTTTCTGAATGGGATATGGACAATTTAGATATGTCCCATCAGGTTTAATAATCCCTTCTTGAAACAGAGAAGGCACCAGCTTTGTTTTACTTGGCAAATGTATGGTATAATCGATATTACCAATATGGCGGGTTCCAGGGAGTTCGTTGGACTCAGCTGTATATTTAAATTTCATTCCGCCAGAAGGCAACACCGGATCACCAATAGGTATGTGGTCTTGGGGTGTGAACTTTCCTTCGATATCATCAATGTAGATGGGTGCAACTATGGAATCGCGACCAACACCTCCAATGTGAATAAAAGGTAGTTTCTTATCGAATTTATTATTGAACATCACATAAGTGAAACCGCAAGCGCCAGCAAATCCGGCACATTCTCGAACCACAAAGGCACCTTGTACGTCCTTTAACATAGTTCTTCCGTTAATAGTAACTTCGGTTTCAATATCACGAATGCAATCCACAACAGCACCTTTGGTAACTACAAGAGCACCTCGGTTAAATTCGCAACGAGCAGGACCATAGCCTGAGAGATCATCGCCGCGAGAAGGCATGTGAGGAGTCATATCTTTCATGTGAGCACGTCCTTTGAACGCAATATAGGTAACATCGCGTTCAGGATACTTCACAAATGAAAGTTCGTGAGAAGAATAAATTTCTACAGCCGCTTTGTCTTCAACTGAAATTTGATAAATACAAATAGAATCAACTGTTGAAGGATATTCAAACATGTGGGCAGCACAAACTGCTATGCGGCCTTTAACAAAGAAGAGAATTGCAGATATTGTGGCACCATCTGCATAAGTAACTGTAAAGGGATAGGAATTCCCTACAGCACGAGTGGCTATCTCATAACTTCCTTGATCAGAAGTTTGAAGCTTAACTCTTGCACCATTAACAAGTATGGCAGGGGTCTTGCCAAAAGGATGCATACGAGTCATAGTACGATCTCGTGTTTCTTTGTTGTCTTCAGATTGGGCTTCAATTCCCATCTTCTTCCTCGAAATAAATACTGCAAGAACGACAGCAAGAATTCCCATAGCGGCAGTAGTAATGCCAAGAATAACGGAGGAAACAGCAGGATCACCAAGAGCGGCTGCAAATCTGTAGTAATAATGCCAACACGTAGTGTGCCAATGCATCTTGGGAAACAACGTGAATTCTGTAGAACCATTAGGAAGATTCTTGTATTTCACGGCCCTTTTCAAACGAACTCCAGCAGTAGTATGTTCAAAGGTCTTGAACCATGTATAAAATTCGGAATCAGGAGTGTCAGTTTGAATGGAAGAAAACATCTTCAAATGATCAGAAGCAGTCATCTGGAGAAGCAACGCATTGTAATGTGTAAAGAAATTTGGATGAACACCAAAAGCCTGACCCATTTGAATAGCATTAGGATAGGAATGTTGAAAATCATAGGTGGGTTTTCCTGTAACTAACCAATCTCCGTGGAACAAGAGATGATAATTAACAGATTTCCATGAGGCTATAAAATCCCAAGATGTAGAACTATTCCATTGATTTGCCAAACAAATGGCTTTCATTGCGGGTTCAACGTTCTTCATCACGTAACTTTGTTCTTTCTTGGCCCAAAGAGCAAAAGTTTTGTTGAGTTTAAAATTTCCATATTCATATCTTGTCCTCATCGCTTGCCTTGATAGCGTACCATCAAAAGGATCAAAATCATCATACTCGACGGGTTCATAACCGTTGGAATATTTACTGCTTCCCATACCTTGCGCTAGAATACGTTTGAGTTTTACAGGATCGAGATAATTTTTAGGAAGCATACAGTGGGATGAGTCCATAGTGGACATGTACTTGTCCATTTGTTGGGCAGCTTTCTCACGTTCTTGTAGTTCACGAACAATGAGTTGAACAAGCTGATCATAATTGACACGAACGGAATTGGTCTTCCCTTTAATGTCAAAATTCCATTTAAGGAAATCTGCTGGAGTCCAAGCATCGGTTTTAACACCAAACTTCTCTGTAGCAGACATTTGCACTCGCATTCCCATTCTGCGGTACAATGATTCGGGATCTGTTATTCCCAGTTCTCGAGGAAGGTCCATAGCATTGGTAGAGCTAATAATGAACTTTGACTCGAAGGACGTCATTCCTTTGTCCTCTAGAGAAGCCATATGCAACGGAAATGGATTAGTATTCACCATATAAATGAACTCCATGGCAGCAGTTGTACGCTTCTCTTTATCTTTAACTTGGAAAACATCGTCAACGGTAGTACACCATTGACCATGATAGGCATCCCAAAACTCTTGATCGAGTTTGCGTTCGTATTTGGAATTGTTGTTCCATTTCTTTCCTGTCAAATTCTCATAAACTGCAGGAACAAAAACTTCCATAAATTTGGTCTTTCCTTGGTGCGGAATACCAAACATGTAGAGCCAATAAGGTTCAATACGAGTTTTGTGTTGTCGAAGATTTTGCATAGCTTCGTGATACAACGGCATGTACGCCATTTGCATCCGATTAATTTCTTGTGCAAAACCAAGATTGCGCATCACAGTACTTCCGGCAGTTTGTTTGTACCGGAGAATAGTCTGATAAGCATCGACTACGAGACGGCAGACAGCAGGATCAGATGTCATGTCGGTTCGTATATTCTCTCGACCAAGGATCTCGGTTTGGTCCTTGATGAGATTGGACAATGCGTGAATCTCCTTACTCTTGGTAAAGTAAGGGTGTCCTGTAGAAAACTGAGCAGCAGCATCAATGAACGTGGAAGCATGTTCAATAACACTACTAACAAAATCTTTAACAGTTTTGCAGGTAGAAAAAAAAGCATTAAGTTCTTTGAATGGTGCAAAAGCGTTATTCACACTTTTTGCAGCATCACCAAAGAAGGCAGTGGACATGCCAGCAATAGCAGCAATGGTGAATGGAGTTTTGTCGTCTCCTTGACCTTTCACACGCCATTTTCCCTTTACCTTTTTCCACCGATTAAGCTGGGGATCATCTTCATCAGTCTCAAACAAATCCAAAGGATCGTGTGGAAGTTTGGGAAGGACAAGTGTATCAGGAAGAGAACTTCTTCTTTTGCGTGGTAGGGGCAAAGGCCTAGCTCCAAGATCGGGAGCTTCTGGCAACGGCTTCTGTACCAAAACCTGAATAGGCTTGTTAAACGCAACACTATCCTTAGAAAAATCGAACATTCCTTCGGACGGTAATAAATGAATCTCAGGAGGATCGGCTTTAACACCGGTTCCCCACGCTTCAACTTCTTCCATGTCGATCATGTTTCCATGACCATCTGTAATATTGAAAGGAACTTCTTGAGCAGGAGGATCAGTAACCTTCCTCAAGGTTTTATCATCAAGCTGGATGGCGCTAAGGATAGTAGCGGGATCATCTTGGGACATAGGACACATGGTAAATGTCCTCCATGTAACCCAATCTCGACCAGATATACACTCTTCATCGAAAGAAAGAGCTTGTACCTGTTCGATAAGCTTAACAAAATATGGTCGCCAATCTTCAAGTTCAGACATCATCTTGTGAAGGGCAGGAGCCAAAGTCTCACAGTGGTTTCTAAACTTAGGAACAGAAGCAAAGATAGCGACGATGTATGTGAAATCAACCTCTCGATCAATATCACGGGGCTTCTCATCAAATTTGCAACCTTTGTTGCAGTAACGACAATATAGTTGAAACATTGCTAATTGTACATGCATTGGAACTTCGGAAATGAGCTTCTTACGTCCATATGCATTCTGTAACATGGAACCAGCAACGGTACAACCAACGACAGCACAAAATATACCGATGGCAATCCCAACGGCAAGAGGATTGTGTGCAAATGCGACAAAAACAACTGAGGCAGAAATAGCTACTATAAGGAGAGCAGCATACTGCCACCAATTGGCAATGGAGGGTGCAGTGGCGCGGAAAAATTCAATGACTTTGTCACGAATAGTGGCATAAACACTAGTGATAGTACTCTTACAAGTCTGGTAGGCATCACCTATTGTAGATTTGACATTCGTGTAAAGAGCAGAGGACATGCGAGCGGTCATCCAGGCTGTGAGCCTTTTGGTTAGACCATCAACAAATCCTTGTCCTTGAAAAGTAGAATTTCGGCGGTTTAAAAGCATGTGCTTAAAAAGTGGTGTGAGCATGTCTGCACGTGAGGCACAATAATAATTGTACCATAAAACCGTGAGACGGGTATGTGAATGAAGAACTGGTTGGGCGAATTTTGCAGCCGTAATCTCAGCATGTAGAAACGCAGTTCCATTTCTGAAGTGTCGGTTCACTTCGAAGGCATTAGGTATATAGCCTCTAAGGAAAACAAGGTCGCAATAAGGGACCATAGATGACATTTTCACAGGGGTAGA